TTGATGATTTGATGATTTGATGATTTGATGATTTGATGAAAAGATCAAAATAAAATGCGACAACATGAAGGTCAATGGTCCATGAAGATTCAACCGTTAATAACGGTCATCTCTCATTGTTTTTAGCATAATCATCTTTTAAAATTGACTGCATGAAAATCAACGCATCAACATAATCATGCTCAGCAGCCTCCCAAGCAGGAGCCACTGACAATGGACCTTCATCTACTAATCGTTTAATCGTCGAGCCTAAATAAATTTTGAGGGATTGTCTGTCTGGGTGGCTCACCAAGTTAAAGACATTACAAGCATACAAGCATCTTTTTGTCTGCCATGCGATTTGTTGCGGTCTCCATAGGTTTTTAACGATAACCCCTTTAGTCTTGACGACCTTCAATTCAACCCAAAGTTCCTGACCTTTGCATTTTTGCAAACTATCGCAGCGCACAATTCCATTCATATCGGGGATGCCGCTCCCTACCCATGCCTCTAAACGTGTCCAGTCAACCAGTTCTTTCGTGGCATTATTCCAACGATTCCAAAGACTTCTTTCTGGTTGGCTCATTCTTTTTTTCTTTCATAGGGATCACATCAATCACAGGAGATGAAGCAAGCATCAATGCAGGAAACTCTTTTTGCAAGCGCCTGATTTCTTCTAAAACTTGGTGTTTATCCATTTGATCTATTTTACCGACTAATATTTCTTGTCGACTCACATACAATCCTGCGACCTGTCCTCTTGCTTTTTCTGCTGACACTGCAGCTGGATAATTATTGGCCTGAATTGCCATATCTCTAATTTGTGCGAGTCTCATTACATGGTTTTCAAAGGTGACGTCGTACTTTTTTGCAAGCTCTTGTTTAAGCTCACGCACACGATTGACCACATGAGGAAAAATGTTCCAATTCATGAGTTTGGAACCTTGGACACCTGCTGCTTTTTCAGAATATCCAGCCTTGATAGCGGCCTCGGTATAGGTAAGATCTTCAGAAGCCATAATCCGTGCAAAGCGTTCTTGCATTTCGGTTAAGCCTAGTTCTTGTTTTGGATTTCCTGCCATCGGGACGTATCCCCGCTTTTTTGGTTTCGGTCCGGGACGCGCCATTTTTCTTAATTTTCTCCTAAAAACAACTTTTCCTATAAGGGACACATACTTATACAATATATTATCGTAAGTTATTGAAAAGTAAAATGATATTAAGATATCGTCTTTTTGCCATATAGAAATTTTTTTAAAAATGTTTCTCGCGCGCGCGCGCAACGGAACTTTTTGAATATCAGTTTTCCCTGTTTCTTTTACCTATTTCTCTGTATATATTCTATAACCCCTTGTAATCATTGCTATATATCAAGATATTTTAATCCACGATAAAAAATAAAAACACCGATCCATTTTAAAAAACAGCATATCTTACTATCTGTTTATTTTTCAATTACTTACTTACTATATTTCCAATATCATTCATTCCCTTATGAGGAATTTTAAATGTCACCTCGTTTAATACCATGGATGGCGCTCTGAAGACTAAAATAGTGCATGAGTTTACCATGTGCTGTAACGACTTTCCACTTTTTCGCTTTACGACTGTAAGTGGCCCAAGCGTAGACTGCGGCATTTTTTGTGATGGTGTAAACCCCGTCGGCCTCGCGATGATAGTAGATCATTTACGATACTCCTTTATGCCTGTGTAGATTAAAAACGCGCCTGCGATTATTACGAAAATGATGGGTGCATGGGTAGTGTATACTACCCAGATGTCATACAGTTCCATGTGACTTTTGCCTTTTATGTTGATTAAACGTTTTCTTTTTTAAGGATTTCGGGCGCCATTTTGGCGTGCCGGAGGAAACGTAAGAGTTGTGAATTTTTAATTTTTTCTATTTCGGCTTTTTTCGCGGCAATTATAGCGCTGCGTTGAGCCTGTAACTCTTGGCCTCTTTTTTCCAAGGCCATTTTATGATCTTCTGCGTGAGTTGTTTGGTTGAGGTTGCGTAGAATTGCCATTTGTTTGCCCTTTCTATGGCTTTACAGATCAAAAGAAGCAACAGGTTGGTTATCTGTTGAATCTACAAATACATATATGGTTTGCCCGACATCGGTTAGATATATTGCTGTTTCGTCGGTAGAACCGTTTTTATCCAGAGTAACGCTATTAAAATTTTCGTAAGTACAAAAATGCTCTGGATATTTGCGCTTGCAATCAGCCAAAAGTTGTTTGATTTCGGTTACATTATACTGGAGTATTGACATTTGTTTGCCCTTTCTATGGCTTATATACACGTATAGCCTAACAGTTGATTGGCTGAAAACAATGGCTATTTTATCACGTTAATTCTTTTAAATTGAATTCGCCGCTATAAAAACTATTCATCGTGTACCAATGGATGTCCATATTTTCGTTTGAAAATATTACGAACTCTTCGTTGTATGCCACATATGGAAAGTCTATACCGTTATAAAACTGTGTATTTTCTACAGGGACGAAGGTTAAAGTTTTAAGTAACTCTACCACTTCTGCATCATTCGGTTCAACTTGTGAGTTATCTTGGTTAGGTTGCATGTGATTCTGCCCTTTCTATAACATGTATGCCTTACCACTGTATTAGCAGATATGCCGATTAAAAGCACTATTTTGTCGCTCACCCAATTGCTCTTACGCCCACAACCACAATAATCATCAGGCCATAGAGCCAACAAAAACGGCTCACCAGCGGCAACTTACTACCACACTGGGTATATAGCACCAGCCAAAAACAAAGGCTCTGAAGAGCCTCCTAAATAATCCTTGCTCATATACTCAACCTGTAAGTCACAAAAATGCCCCACATCTTATACAGATGTAGGGCAATAATTATCGTGCAGGATGTACCCAGTCAGGCGCTACATTGATAACCGCTTTTTTCTGGCTTTCGGTAGGCCACAACTCAACGGTGATTTTACTGGCTTTGATCCGCGTGACTTTGCCTTTTCTACCACGATACATACCGTCACCGACAATTACCGTATCGTCAATACCGAGTATGTACATTTTACCATTAGGGTCTCTATCAAACACGTTCTCTCTCCGCTTTTGCCAATTTGTTTTTATCATGAAATGTTTTACGCGCTTTATCTAAAGCATCGGGTAACAGTTTATGGAAGTATGCCACGTCGCGCAAACGCTCATACAAAGCGGTATCGTCAAAGGGTATATATTCTTCCATGTAATTATCATGGCTTTCTTGCAGCATTCCTAACAACTCATGGTTAGCCGTAATCGCGCTAGGCAATACACGCTCGTAATTACTCACTAAACCCGTAATGCTCAACCCTTCCATAGCCTCCTCATATACATTATCAGGTATTAGGGCACCAACGGCACACTTTCGGCCATCGGGGCTACGGTACAAGCATCCGCTACTACCTTTCGCACCTGCATCATCGGGGAAGTCACCGTAACTTTTGCCACCTTGCGCGTACAGATGTTGCACTACAGTATCGTAAACTTCTTGAGAGTTATACATGGCACACTCCTTTCTGCTAGTTGCCACTGTTATAGTTTAAGTTACGATTTACACATGACAATGCCTATTTAGTCAGCAACTTGCCCACCCGAAAAAGTAATATTTATCAGTTGTGGGGCATTCAATACATCCTGCCGGACCCCACTTATCATAAATTTTGGGGTGGTCAATCTGCACGTAATGCCAAGCACTTTCTTCGGGGGTTTTACCCTCAATACACGGTAATACTACATAACTGTTTTTTTCGGCTATCGTACCCGTATAGCCTCTATGTCCGTAATCGTAAGCGGCTTGCTCACGGGCAGCTTCAAATGCCTGTTTAGCGGTATCTGTACCTTTAGTACGCTGTATACAGAACGATTGTGCACCCATAACTTAATCCTTTCTTTGATCTAAGCGTTTTTGTTCTTTTGCGAACTCGGTGGGTAGGTGGGTATGCGATTCTAAATAAGCGGCAATCAGCAAGCGCTCACGCAATATGGCAAGATGTTTACGTACTCTGCGCCTGAAAGCATCAGGCAGCTTATCAACATCATGCGTTTCGTTATAGAATATATTTTCAATTTCTAAACCAACGGCAGAGTATGCATATTGCTTCGGCGTGACGCCATTGTGCTTCATCTTGCCCATTATTCGGGTACCTCTAGTTCGGGTAACTTGCTGAATCGTTTAAGGTCGATGTCTAATAACACCTTGGTTTCGGGGTCAAGCATTACACACGCACGCACATGCGGGTCAACAACTTCACCATCGATATGCTCATGTAGCATATGAAAAGGTACAGGAAACAGTGTTTCCTCATCTAGGTTTTTAACCATCGCCGGATTAAGCTGACGGTTATAGTTTCGCGCATTGCCCTCTAACGTGGCAGTCAGCAAAAGATCGCGGGTAAAGTACTTGATCAATACAGTAGATTGCATGGCGGAACTCCTTTCTACTAGTTGCCATACTTAGTATTATAAAAGCAGATAAAGTCAAGACTACACTTTTTTTATCTTTTTTGTTTCCATGGAACAGCGCCTTTATGTTTATGTATGATATCTGTTATCACTTGTAAGGGTACATACAGATACACATCCCCCGTATTATCTTTGTAGGGTTGCAAGCGCTCTTCATGCAGACATGCACCCTTTGCATCCTGCGGAAACCCCACCTCGTAATGCGTATATGGTCCAATATTGTTTTTTGGAATACAGTGATGTCCGTAACTTGCTTGTACGCTGATGGTAGCACCATCATTACAAATGATGGGTTTACGTATTACGACAGAATCAGCTATTTCCGTAAGCCGAGGTGAAGTTTCAAACGCAGTTTCAAAGTCCATGGTTAATTTACCTCAAACGTAAGTACAAGGTCATTACCTTCGGTACTTTTTTGATACTTGCCAAGTTTTACTTTATCCCATAGATGGTTGGGTATACCTAGCCCATCTAAAAAGTCATCAATATCAGTACCTGTACGATACGCAGTTTCAATCCATGCAAAAAATTCAGGGACATAGATAAAAGGTTGGCTACGTATCATTAGTGTATACTCAACCATCGTATACGTCCTCATTTATGCTTGCGAACAAAGCAGGCATACCATCCTCACGTAATACTTCGTTGATATCATCGGCGTAACTTTGCCAATCGGGTTCTTGACCACCTGCACGATATGCACGTACGTCTTGGTTCAAGCAGTAAATAACATCGCGTATTTCTTCTTGAAACCAATCTGTCATATCGGCCATATGGGCTTTGAGCACACGGTAATGAATAACAAACTCTTGTTCGGTCATCATGGCTTAACTCCTTTCTACAAGCTGCCATACGTATATAATATGGTACGATAAACTTAAGACAATAACTATTTTGTCAACACGGAGCGTGCTATTGTACCATTATCATCTTGTATTAAAGAATATTCATACTCACCCAAACTGAAATGTGTACGTAATACAAGGTCATAATTTTTTTCATTTGCATAAAAGTTCAATGCTTCCCGCAACCGTTCAATTTCGTTGGCGGCTTCACATATAGTTAGTTGATGGTTTTCAAAACAATGACAATTAATGTCGTATTTACGCAATCGTTCAACGATATCCATTGCTTTTTCCCTTTACTACCATCTAAGCTGTGCATCAACATTAACTTCTATGCCTTGTAAAATTTCATCTACATTCTTTTCTACAAGCAGTTTTACTTGTTCCGTTATTAGGTTAGAAATAACTTTTTCAATGTGGTCTGAAATTAACTCGGTAGGGCGCAATGCTTCTTTTATACATAATTCAATCGCACCTTTCATAGCGGTAGGATCAAACCCCTGCATGATGTTAATACGCATTTCTTGTATTGCATCATTAAATTCTTTTTGGCTTTTTTCTAAGTTAGTTAAACGTTCTTGCAAAGCAACGATGTAGCTACCAAGGTAATCAATATTGCGGCTGATGTTATTTGAAGCATTCGTAATACTTGTTTTAGAATAATGGTCATAAGGGTTCATGGCATATTCCTTTCTATAAATGAGCCACGGTTAAAGTATAGTGTTTGATAGTGTATGTGACTAACGCTTTTTTGTCAACACATCATACACATAAGTGATTGCCACAAATATTCCAAACAAAATCAAAGGCGTCATGTGTGTGTATACCCATCGCACTCGATAGCGATCCACATACCTGCCCAATTGACTATAACGGCATTATCCATACCGATTGTGCCCATTACACTTTTACGAAATTGTCGGTAGTCGATGGGCTCAGGGCAGTAGCGGTCACGCAGGATGTACCCAGTCCGTTGTTGCTTATCGTAAATACGTTTTAAGGCTTTTCGTTGTGCCTTGGTTAACATTATCATGGTGGTTCCTTTCTGCGAAACACTATTGCACGTACCATAATAAAGGCGTGATTTTACATGGCAAATATAAACTTGTCAAAAGAGCCAGTAAGACGAAATTGTCTCCATTTTGTCTGCATGTTGAATGATCATACATATCGTCTTTCTTGATTTTCGGTTCATAAATGTCACTCGCCGTTCAAGGGTTGCCTCCCTCTTTTGAACGGCGAGATCTTTACATTTCTATTGTAGACTTATAATGGTTTTTTGCTTTTTTAAACCCTTTACGAATACACTCTTCACAAAGGATTGTAGATATGGTTGGCGGCTCGTCTTCTGGCGCGGTAACAATTCCTATGCAGATACGTTCTTCACCACAACGGTCGCATGGTTCTCTAAATACGAAAACAACATCAGATTCGGTAGATTCAGTTACCTCTTCCATGTAATGTTTCCTATTCAGTAACTGCATTATTCGTGCCAAACGGAGTAGCAGTAGGCATCTTAGGGGCAAATTTTGCGGCGATGTCTTTTACTTCATCGTTAATAGCTTTTTCAAGTTGCGCGTTTACAATCGCTTTTTGAACTTCGCCACGCCCATCTACTGATACATTTAACACACTTCGTGCCAAAGCAAGCGCACTAATCACCCTAGGGATAGCCGTGGTGCTTTCAGGTGTTTGGATCTGTACTGCTAAACCATCACATGCCAAAATGATTGCAACATCATAAGGGCTAATTGATTTATCTAAAAGCACACTCGCGAGTTGTGCAACTCGCGTGAAATTTACTTGGGGCACATCCGCTTCTTCTATGCGGGATTTAGTGGCACTTAATCCTGCTTGAATAAAATCTACGTAACTCATTGGTTCGCCTTTCTTTACTGGAAATAGTTGTTTGAATATGTGTTTAAGATATGTAGTATCGATGTATGGTCACGATTACATATCTTACCAATATGCGCTTTACTCAACCCTTGGTTGAGTAAACACGTATAAACTTCTGCTCGCACATGGATGTATTTTTGTTTACGACTCTGACCAATTACTTCATCCCATGTGACATTATGCTTATCTAGTATTTCAAATACTGGGTCGGCACGGCGCGTGCTCAATCCAGTAATTTTTCTTTTTGGCATCGGTAATGGTTGTAGATCACCCTTTTCTATTTTTTGTTGAATTAAAGTACTTTCTTCAACAGGCTTCTCATCAAACTTTTTGGCGATTTGCGCCGCATTCCACAACCGAAACCGCACTTGTTTATAATGTTCTATAATATCCATGATTAAGTCTCTGCACTACTAAGGAACTTTTTAGCTACATAATCACTACGCCCACTTAAATCTTTTACAACGCGCACGGTGACAATGTCGTTCACCTGTATGTATTCCATCACTTTTGTAATTTCGTAAGCTACAAAGCTGGGAATAAACACAGTTTCATCTTGCACAGTTCGGGCAAACACATACGGGGTATCATCCTTACCGATACCATGCTTAATAATACGAACCGTTAAATCAATCGAAGGTAAAGTAAGCCCTGATTCTTTACGGCTCCATACCAGTTTGTTTTCCTTTGGTGGGTCTACAGGCTTATTGATAACGCCACTACGATACTGCTTTAAAATTTTATACGATTCTTCACCTATGCCGTGGCGGAAACCAAGCCATCCATAAACGGTAGTTTCATGTATATTCGTAGCTGCCGATAAGTTCTTTGCCGTCTTTGCTTTTCGCAAACAATCGGCAAGCAGTAATAACGGGTGTTCTTCAAAGTTATTTCGCATTTTATACTTCCTCCATAAAAATAGGTAAATTTCGTTTTGACCACACTGCAAGATTGCGCTTTTCACCACGGTAGTAGTTGCGATATGCAGTGACAACATCAGGATGTTTGTATTTGTCAGGCATTGCTTGAGCAAATTTAGTAAAACCACGCGCAGTCAAATTACGTGGGGGACATCGTAGTAATGCAAGTATTTCACCACATTTATGTAAACGGTCGTAACGATAGGTATATTCCTTAAGCAACGCATTGCCTAAGTTCCATAGCCATTTGTAGTTTTCTATAGTTGAACCTGCCCATAACGTACACGGATGTTTTTGATGCACTGGTAAGTAGGGGCCTTCTTCGTCGTAACGTGCGTACACGCTACTGAGCATTTGTGCTGTTTCAAGCGGCATTTTGACTATGTGCTTATCGCAGTGATATTGAGCACATGTTGTATGATTGTAATCTAATACGAAAATGTTCATTTGTATGTTACCTTTCTAAGCAACATACCATAATAGCCCTACGACAATATTGAATGCAAATACTGTTTTATCGGCTAACCATTTGTTTTAAGATATTACTTACCACGCTAAACTCTACATAGTTAGAATACTTATCTAATAAATATTTCATTCCATTACTTAACACCTCATCGAAATAATCGTTTCCTAATTTGAGTTGTTCTGCAGAGTATAAAACTAACTCTAGCATATCGCACATTTTGAGAATTACCTTTTCTCTTTCAGTCAGAGCGAATTGGATATTTAACTCACGCTCTACTTGCTCTTCCGCCCTTGCTAAAGTTTCGGCTAAATCAGGATATTTCCATTTAGTTGTTGCAGGCATATCACCAATAATTATTTCAGCGACATCATGGTACATAGCCGCGAGCAATAATTGTTTTCGAGCATCTGGAAATAACTCGTTAATTAATAAAGTCACATTCCAACTATGTGCACTCACTGATTGCACTTCCCCTATCGTTGGTAGCGTGTGAAACCGCTTTACATAGCCACTGCGTCGTAAAAGTTTTAATCGTCCAAGGTCCATGGTTAAGTTTTCATTAAACTGTGAGCATGTTTTAAACCACGTGTCCATGGCTTATCACTAAATGTTTGTTTTGCTTGTCCCCAATTAGGGCCAAACTCTGCATCTACAACACTTGGCACTTCTAACGTGACACATGTTTCCATTATTTCTTGAATGCGTTTACCCTGTGCCTCATTACTCACAGAAACGTCAAGTTCGTCGTGTACTTGAATCATGGGCAATATGCCTTCATTGTACAAAGCAACCATCGCTTGCTTAGTTTGATCTGCGGCACTGCCTTGTATCAGCCTGTTAAGAGCCTTATACGTAAATGCTCTGCGGATACTTGTACCGTGTTCAGCGTAGGCTTCTTTATATGGCATCGGTTTAAACAAACCATACTTCATGGGTTCCCATAAATCAAAACGGCACCTACGTCCTAACAACGTTCTTATTACACCCTTATTGGTCGCGCGATTTACGATGTAGTCACTTAGCTGTTTCACAAACGGCACTCGTGCATGATACTTTGCAAAAAGCTGTTCAGCTTCTTCTGTGTCTAAACCTAACGAAGCAGCGAGTTTATTTTTTCCCATACCATAAAACAAACCTAAGTTAATGTCTTTAGCCTGCTTACGTGGAACACCAACAATATCTGCCGCAAGTTGATGAAAATCGGTGCGTGCGTCTTTTGCGTATTCGGCTACGAAGTCACGCGCACCGTCAAAATCTAATAAACTTGCATAATGCACAACGAGGCGTGGTTCTTGACTGCTATAGTCAAACGCGCCCCACATATCGCCTTGCTCGGGCAAAAACAAACTACGGATTAATGGTCCAATTTCCGCATTTCGCGCAGGAATCTGCTGAAGATTAGGGTCACTGTAACTAAATCTTCCTGTAACTGTGCCACCTTCGTCTGAACGTAAAGGATGAATTTCTGCATGTATACGTCCTTTTGTTTCGTGTTTTAAAATTGTATCAATAAACGTTGTTCGGGCTTTATTTAACTCACGTGCCTGCACAACGGTTTTCGGCAACGGATGCGAATGGTTTTTCAAAAACGTTTTGCCAAAACTCGGAGCACCTGTTTTTTCAGTTTTACCATAAGAGATTCCAGCTATATCAAACGCTTTAGCAACTGATTGTGCCGCCCAAATATCTACTGCAACGCCGTAATCTTTTTTAATACCTTCTAACAAAGCCTTTTCGCGCTTTTCGAGGTCTAACTTAATACGTTCAGCAGCTTCAACATCTACACGTACACCGCGCTCACGCATGGCGATTGTAACACGTTGTACGTTAAGTTCAAGGTCTACAATCGAACCGATTTCTTCACGGATGATTAAACCTTTAAAATATTCCCATAGTTTAAGAGTAAGCGCGGCATCTTGTTCTGCATATGCGCCAACTAGAGCGGCGGGTAGCTTATACATCTCGCTCTTAGCATTGACACCGAAACTACGGGCACCCTCTTGTAGCATACGTTCATCTTTACGTTCGTTTAAGTAATCCTTACCCAACGCATTCAACGCATAGCTAAATCTGTTTTCATCTAACAAAGGCGCAACGATCATTGTATCGGCAACACGCCCCGCGATATGTACGTTTTCTGTTTTTAGCCAACCAACGTCGTAAGCGGCGTTATGAAAAACATATGTACAAACAGGGTCGTTACAAACATTACGCAACCAATTGAAAGTTTGCTTTGCATCTAAGTTACGACCGTTCAAATGCCTTATAGGGAAATACCAACTGCTCCCACTCACTGCTACGGCAACACCGATAATATGCCCATCTTTACGAGGCCACCCACTACCAAGGGTTATCAAATTAGGGTCATAAGTTTCTAAGTCAATCGATATTTCTTTTGCTCCTTTCAGGTTTGGGTACTGTTCGGGCATTACCCATTCTGTTTCCGGCACGAAAAGAGGAAGTTGCATCTGATAGAACTTTCATACTTTGTTTACACTCACAAAAAGGCCATTTGTTTTTCAACTGCCTGAATGTCAGTGTTCGTTGGTTTTTACCACATTCACAAACGGCTACTATTAAAGAGTTTAGATTGCTGCTCATCAGTTGTCATCTCCGATTCAACAAGCAGCAGATAACGTCGTAGGTCTTTAATATCATCAAGTATACCTGTTGAACTAGGGTCTTTGCGGATAGCTTCAAAAATATCCCATTTACATTTTTGAGTTTGGTTTTCTATGCGGTCCCATTTACGAGCTAACATCATAAACGCGCCTACACCTCCGCGTTTTTTCCAACTATCGCCGTAACTTTTACCTGCTTGAATCAAACAGGTATGGTCTTCACTGGCGAGAGATTTTACAACATCGTAATCGGTCATTTTAATCTCCGTTCCATCCATTCCACACAGGCTTTACGCCAATCATCGGCGGTAATTGTTTCAACAATTTTTAACGCTCTTAACTTATCGCCCATGCGCCACCAAAAATGTCCTTTACGCATAGGTTCCAACACTTCATTGAAGTAAGTGTTTTTATAAGGATAGTTTACTTCTTCGTCTTCCATGAAAATTCGTAGTTCATAGTCAAAAGTTGTTGGGTCATCTACTAAACGTTTTGGGATAAAATGTTTTCCATCACTGCCCAATGTAAGATACGGGTCGTAATCAGGTTGAAAAGAACCAAGTTTTTCTAATACTTCTACATACGCATGGAAACTATCACTCACCTGAGTATACATACCTACTTCAACACCAACTTTTGCGGCGAGATATTCCTGTAAAAAACTGAAGTGAACCGCGTTTGCACCATACGCACCCCAGATCATATCGTTACTGCGACAACAAACTGTCATATTGAGTTTATTATCACGCACCTTAAAATAGACGTGTGTATTACACGGAACATCTTTCTGCTCGTTTACTTTTGTGAGGTCAGAAAGCACATCCCAAATACCTAACACTGTTCTGCGGTCGTTTGGAAAATTTTTTAACCGATACACAACTGTGTCGAGTTGATCTTCGTCAAACCACCTACGCCATCTATGTCCATATGCACCCCAAAACGTAGCACCATCACTACTGTATTCAGCCATCCGTTTGTTGAACTGCACAAGCCATTTGACATCATTACGACCTGCCAACATCCAAAAACTTTCTAAGCAATGGAAAAACGGGTTGGCATCGCGTTGTGGATAAAACAGTACGCGCTCGCGGGGGTGAGTGTAAGTTGTTCCACACGGGCGGGGGAGTTCTAATGTTTTTCCTGCACGGCTTTCTATTTCTACTCCTTTGGTTTCAATCAACTGCTTGCCCAAAAATAATGCCTCGGAAACGTTTCTTGCTACTACGGTATACATATGTACCCCTTATTGTCAGTATGGTGTCAGAGACTTGTTTTTATTGCTTTTGGCGCACTAAGAGATATTTCTAACGTTTATTATATACATGGTACCTTGCGCCTATCAAATAGCTTCTAACAATGCTTTATAGCGTTCACCAATAGTTTTAGGATGGTGTAACGACAACTGCTCATATCCATAGTCACGGTAGGTATCAAGGTGCGTAGTATTTTCTACATCCTTTAGCAGAGCAGCTAACTGCGTAGCATCACCTACGGCAAAACAGTTTTGATTTTCAACCATGTCGTCGCCTGTGCGTAACCAATCACGTTGAATAACGGGCACTGCGCCTGCATCCCATGCTTCTAGTGTTGTGTATTGCGTACCACCACCATCGCCCTTGATTAGGCTCATATCCACTGCCAATTGTGCTGAGCATAGCAACTTGAAGGCAGCTTCTTTATTACGAGGGTACGCCGCTTTACTTTGTTCCCATTCGGGGTAATGGGGCACAATCTTAAACCGTGTGTAGATGCGGTTCTCAAAACCGTATATCTTACACTTAGCTTCATCGGGTACTAACCTGTTTGCATCTAGTATCAATGCAGTATGTTTATCAAAATCAATACGCGAAGTACTGACGGCCCGTGTTGTACGGTTAAACACTTCATAATCGGGCCTACGTTGATAAGGGTGACGAATAAATGTAGCCGTAGGCAGATACGTTAACCCGATTTGCCTTATCACAACTGTTCTACCATTTAAGGGCGGTAGGTTTCTGATTTCAGTAGGGTCATGCACTACTAATGCAGCACCTGCATCATAGAGCGCGGCAGTATCATCTGCATGGTTTTTAGCGGCGGCTACAATCAACTTCTTGTTGGGGCTACGCAAAGCATCTTGTAAACTTATGTTTGTGTAGTGCAGATCGTAACCAAAAGGCCGTGGTTTCTTTTCACTGCGCGGCCTTATTTTGTACATTGTTGGCTTGATACCAACCGCTTTTAGTGCATCAACTAGATGCGCAGTAAACGTAACCCATCCACCATAGGGGTTTGGGCTAAGATAAAATAAATCAACGTTCACTTAAGTGCTCCTACATCCTACAACCTTTTAAATTCCTTTGTATAGGCTTCGTGGTTTGCCTTGGCCGAGTAGCACCCGTTGGTATTTATCCCACTCACACAAACTGTGTTCTATGGTACGCATATCAACGCCTTGCTCGAGTACTTCTTTATCGCAGTACTTTGGGGCAATATCTAATAACTGCCTCATTTCACTATTCCAATCCACACCATTGGCCTTATCCAATAGCCTGCCATGCAAACGGTTAAGACCGCGCTTTGCTCCGGGACCTGCATTGGCCCATGTATAACGACCAATAGGACTTGGCATCGCGCTAGTGTGGTTAAGATCGGTTACCACTTCGTAGGCCATAAAACCGCCACCTCCCCACCCCGCAAACTTACCAAGTTCCTTATGCAGGGTTTCTAGGCTATTGGTTTGTTTGATAATTTCAGCCAACTGATCACGGGCCTTCCAAACAGGTGTAAGGAACATATCGCATACTACCTCCTCCTTTGGATTTTTCAACCCTTGGTTGGTGATTATGTATGCCCCCGTGAACACTTTTAGGCCCATGCTCAACCGCCCACGGGCTAGATTTTTTACGTGCTCAGGATCCCACTGCTTTATCCAACCCAAAGCCTCGCCCATTTCTATGGTGCCAAACATACGAAATACGCAACAATTAAACAGGGTTTCAGCTATGGGGGCATCCCTATTAGGATTAGTTAAATTATTACGCATCCATGCGGTTGTTTTATCTAACTCACGAAAGGGATTCGTGAACTTATATTGTTGAAATATCGTATCGTTTGTCCAAGGCTTTGGATTACCCGCCGCCTTGGACAGATAAATAGCGTGGCGCTCATTTATCCAGTAAAAGAAACTACCAAGCAAAGATTCCATGTTACTTATTTATCACTTGAATGTAGCCTTCAGCTGCGGCCCAACGGATAAAATTACGTGCAACTTTTTCAGTTACTGCTGAATCAACCATTTTTGAAATAGCGGCATCCGCCGTTGCGCTGTTTAAAATGATTGTTAAATTTTTACCGCGAATACTGTTAGGACTACCCGTAAAAGGTTTAAGTACCTTTAACTCCCCGCTGATAAACGTTTTTGGTTTGGATACTGTTTTTACTTTCGGGGTTTTGTTTTTAGCTTTTTTAACGGGCTGAACAATTTCTTTTTCTTCCATTACATCCTCCTGTACAACTTGTTCAACAGGTTTGACACTCACTGCTTTTTCCGCTGTAATTTCAAACAACTGTTTTGCAGAAAATTTTATATTCTTGCCTACGGAAATCTGTTTGCTACTCACAACAGAAATAACACCATTAATTTCTTCTATACTAAAGTTTTCAGCAAGTTGTTCAGGTGTACTGAATACCATAGCATACTCGTCAACAACGTTTGAACCCTTGGCTTGTTTTAAGTTAGAAAATTTATAAAAACCGTATGGTTTTTCGCCTTGGGTATTCGGTGCGATAACGTAATACATGACTGCCTCCTTTCTGTGGGCGTTTTTAAATTAAACTACGAAAAACGTTTGGCAATCATTTTTTTCTCCATCCCCCTAATGTATGCCAAAGTTTTGGATTTCTTTTTGGTTCCTTTACTGTTTCCCAATCAGCAAACATCTTGATTATATTTACAGAGTTATCGAACCAGTTTGGAACAGTATGCGCCGGACTGTTATAATGAAGTTCCATGGCTACTTGTTCCACTGTATCGGGTAAAGCGCATGGTAACAAATCATGTTCGGCACCTTCGCAATCAAACTTAATGCACTCTGGTTTTGTTTTTTCTAACGCCCGTGCAAAATTAACTGATTTTACAGTAACTTTATCCCTGCCTTGATAAGAATAAATCGAGTAATTACCGTGATTGATACCCTTTGTAAGATAAAAATCAATTTCACCGTCCTGTCCACTGACCAAAGCAGCATTAACGAGTTTAATACGAGATGAATTATCTAAAAGGTTTTTTTCAAACCGACCTAAGTTTTTACGCAGCAGTTCAAAATTTTCTTGCTCGGGCTCAAAAGCATAAACATATTTCGCACCATTTTTAAGAGCATAGAAACTAAAGGCTCCAAAGTTTGCGCCTACGTCAAACACAACTTTACCTTTCATATCCATCCAGCCATAACTGCGATAAATTTCTTTTATGATTTCTGAATCATACGAATCTTTTCGGATATATAATCCAGATGGGTGCAGTGTAGTTTCTTCCATAATTACCTCCGAAAAAAGGGCCATGCTTTTTCTAACATGGCCCTGTAAAGTTCAATTAAGCGGCGTTAGCATATTCCAACGCTTTTTCCATAGCACGGCGTTTCACATTTGCACCATTGCCGAACCATGCACTGTAAAGATTGCTGCCTTCAGTGCTTGCGCGGCGCGGGTGGTCAACCACATAGGTGACGGCATTAAGTGCTCCCCACCATGTACCCTTGGCAGAAGCAAGGGTGCTTCCGGGACTTACTTCGTAAGCCTCTGAAACTGCCAATGCCGTACGTTTGAACTCATCGCGCAACGGAGGCAGTTTGTTTTGTTCGGCAGCTTTGCCACGCTCAAGCAACGTATCCTTTTGGAACAACTCGGCAATAAAGTTATCTACCTCCAACGTTTTTGCCTTTTTAGAAGCAAGGAACTCTGACTGCTCACGGAACTGCGCCATGCGTGTATTGCTCAGGCCAAGAGCTTCTTCAGCTGCTGCCATAATTTCTTGGTCAAACATTTGCAAATGTAAGATACGAAACTTGTTAGCACTGGAATCGTTAAGGGCCAAGGTGAGTGTATTGTTGCACACCACACGAATAGGCGTGAACATAGCGGTCATAGCTTTACCAACGCGATGGCTATTATTCAACAACAAGTAACCTTTTACCTCATCGCCACCTGCGAGTTGGAAACCATCTTTTAATTTAGCAAGGCCCCAAATTTCTTGGCCTTCTTTTAAGCTACCTGCAGTTTCCATAAACATGTCGCCTGCTTCGGTAAAACGCTTAAAAAACGACATAACATCACGGTTTTGGAAAGGATTGTAACCACTGCCGCAATGACTAAGCACTTTGTTGTCGCTATCGCGCACTACAAAGAAGTTGTCTTCTACCAGTTGCATTGCACCGCTATCTTCGGGGCGATACAGATTAGTTACTGTGCCATTGCTCGCAATATAAGCAGGACGTTTGCTAACAGTCCAGTCAATACCTGCGGCTACAAGCATTTCTTCGGGGGTCATGTTGCCATGAACTTGTTTACCAAGTCCGTGCCAAGGTGTTTCGCCTGTGTATGCCATTGTTTCAATAAGGTGTGCCATGATACTTTCTCCTATCAGTTGGCGGTTAGTGTACAACATTTTCGGGTAGTTCTAGTACGAGTAGTGGTAGTTTGTGTAGGTTTTCAAAATTAATGTCAAGCCATGCAGTTTCGCCTTGTGAATTAAGCACAACCACTAAACGTGCATAATCTTGCATTTCGTATATTGTTTGAACAGGATACTTTTTACCCTGCTCAAGAGCTGCAAATTGTTCCTTTTGTAGGAACCTTTCATAACCATTTTCTATGGCACGAACGTTTGCTTCTTGTAGCGTTATTTCAATAAAATACGGCACCGTAGTTTCAATAGCCATAGAATACCTCCTTATTACGGTTGCTAATTTAAACCCTAACGTTTTTGAAAGACAAACCCTATTTTATCAATGCGGTATTAAATAACCTCGCGTTCGCATTGGATGTATAAAATGTAGTTTATGCTTTGCTCTTGTAAGGCCAACGTAAAATACTCTGGCCTCATCTTCTTCTTGGTTCATAGTTTTGCGCCACATACTCTGCATTTGACCAGAACTATCTGTAGTCAATAAAACATTTTCTGCTTCACGACCTTTTGCCGCATGGATTGTACTTATCGTTATGCGTGGTTTTGCATCTAGTGTTTGACCTCGCTTAAAACATGCTTTCAAATAAGCACGATCTCTTGCAGGAATTTTTCCTAATCCTTCGTCCCAAGGCAAAGTGTGCATGAGTCCATGGTTAGTCAGCAATTCATCTATACCCAAGTAAACGTCATCTCGCACATTTGGTAACTTTTTAAAACCAAACTGAACCTGACTATTTAGCAGCATGTACTTATATACAGTGCGCACGTCAACAACACGTAGTTTTTGTCCATTACGTAAAGCCTCCCACAAACGGACAGCATCTATAACATCACTATCAATAGAACGTGATGCATTATGATTGTATAGTAATCCTCGTTGACGAACTTCTTCTTCTAATTGAGTAGCCCCTTTACGAGTACGACTTAACAACAACCACTCACCTGATTCTAAATCTACCTCTTCGCTATGGCGATGCCATTGCACTATGCCTTCCTCTTTTTTTGGTAAAAAAGGCTTCTCTCGGCGATTTGGTATTCGCTGAACTACTTTTTGGCTTACTTCATGGTGCAATACTGGTATACGATAACTTTGCCCTAATACTTCTACGGCACCCTTTAAACCAATAAAGTAGTCGATATCTGCTCCGGCCCAACGATAAATAGCTTGGTCATCATCACCTGCGATGTAAACATGTTTTGCACGTTTCATAAGTTGTTGGACCATACGCCATTGCAACGCACTTAAATCTTGTGCTTCGTCGATAAACATAACCTCCAACTTAGGGGATAGTTCTTTAGCTATAAAATCTTCTAACAGATCAGTATAATCATACAGACCAATGGTTTTCTTATAATGGGCCAATCCTCTATCTACATAATCAACACGCATCCAATCAGTTTTTAACGGCACGGTTGAATATGTATATACCTCACGCAAAGCACGACACGTTATACGTGACATGGTAATAAGTTCTAAAAACTTATCGCCATAACCAAAATCTAAATACGGTCCATCTTGTTTTTCTGGCGAAACAACAAAACCACCGATTTTTAACCACTTCGCAACTTCACCGTAATGGGTTTCTGTCATCATTTGGTTACGTGAAACGCCAAGTTGCCCGTAAGCTAAACTATGGAGCGTTTTAAAATACGGTAGGTCTTTTTCTACAATTTTAAATTTACTCATAGCCCGTATCATTGCTTCATTGGCTGCGGCACGAGTAAACGCAAAATATCCTATTCTATCAGGCGGCACGCCTGCTTGTAGATATTGCTCTACAAGGTTGAGCAAACGTGTTGTTTTGCCTGTTCCTGGAGGGCCAAGCACAATATGCGGGTTAGATAACATTAGAATCTTTTTTCAACTCAGGTAGTTGTATTTCAGTTTGTTCGTTTGCTGAGTTACCAAAAAACTCTTGCGGCAAACTCCATACGTGAATACCTTTATTGTTTGGTTTCCAAAACATTTTTTCGGCACCAAGATCAGTAAGGCGCAGCGTAATCCGATTACTGCTATAATGCGTGAAGTTATTTACCTGCAGATGCTTACGTACATCCTTTACTTGAAAGTATACTCGTCCATCTAACCACACAGCAATACCTTGCAATATATCTTCACGGGTTTCGCCACGGGCACGGTCACAACAGAAACTTGCGAGTAAATCTTCAAACTCACCACGCAATGTGGCATCTGGCGGAACTTCTACTATTGTTAAATTATCTAACAACCCCTGCATGCGTGTTTGCCATGCACGAGGGTTTACCGCTATCGGAAACATGTTAATCTGCGCAACACATTCTTTTTGAAATACGGTTTGGCTAACCATAGCTTCGGTGCTTAATTCAACACGCTTGCCATCTATAGTTAATATCCAGATAGGTGGGTCACCATTAATTTTAGTTAAACTTGAAAAGCTATTGTTACTTTGTCCTGGACCAACGCCAAACTTACGGGTCATACACATCGACTTATTGCAGTGGCTTGATATAGGTTGATCTGAACACTTATAGTAATATTCTTTTTTATTTAATTGTTTGATTACTGCACCAACCTCAGTATTGCCTAATGGCGGCTTTAAATAATCAATATTATATTTTTGAACTATTTGTTCCCAATGGTCAGGGTGCGCCATACGTGCATACACACCAAGATTAAACAAAGCATTGTTTCTACTGCCTTCACCAAAACCCTGTGCACATAGATGTTGCAAACACGGTGGTCCTTCAGGCAATAACTCTTCTTCTTTACCAGAAGATATTTTTAATTCAAAAAACGCTTTTGGTGTTATTACACGTGATAGTGCAAACTCAACAAACTCATCTAGATTTAGGCTTTCTGCGTTTTTACTAAAAGCATAACGAGTTGTTCTTTCTCCGGCAAAATAAGGCATGTTTAAAAAGTTGCCTGTGTCGCCACGATCGACTAACAAATGTGTTTGCTTAGGAAAAACTTCGCTTCCGGCGTAGCCTAAAAAAGCCGCAATTTCATTAAGTTTGTCTTGCAGTTCTTCTGCGAAAATTTCCTGTTGAAAGAAAAAGAAAATATGCGCACCTCCACTTTTACTACGGCAAACAACCGCAGGAATATTTTGATGCTCGATTTTAGAAATGAGTTTGCTATGGTTTAAATTATACTCATCAACATCAATAGCACCCCAATGACAATGGTCATTATCTTTTATAGGGATAATACCTAATCCAACGTTGCCTTCTAAATGGTCTTGCCAATGATTAATTGTTGTTTGTTCTTGTAAAACCTTTGCAACGCCTTTCTTTTTACCATCACTACGCTCGGCACTTACTTTAAATGTGCCGTGCGCACGATTGTTGCCTAAAAACAGATTAAAAAACGATTGTGCGTGTTCCATGACTTTCTACCCATAAGAAGCAATAAGGAGGGCATTACACCCTCCTCGTAAAACGATCAAGCAAGATTAAAACGGTGCCGAGTCGTCATCTTCTTCGTGGGTTTCACCAATATCGGCTCTAACAGTAATTTCACCTGCTTTTAACGAAACAGAAAAACCACTTGCTATGCCATACAGGTCAGCGTCATTTTGGTTTTTAAGGTCAATTACACGTTCGCGCTTAAACTCCCAACCAAACCAACTACCTTTATCGTTACGTTCTTCTACTGTACGCAACCTGTACACGTTTGAAGCCATCGGCATAGTATAAATGCTACCATCCTTACGCCGACCTTGAAACGCTTGCATTTGCCCAATCCACTTTTTAGCCTTTTTGGTTTGAGTACTTGTCATAGTAATCAAACAACGTTGTGGTCCAAGTTCAGGATGCAGCAGTATAACGAAAATTTGGTAAGTGTTAGTCAACAAATTACCATTTGGCAAAATGTCGTTGTTGCGTTCATCTTGGCGAGTTGTCTTTGCAATTAGGTCAGTTGGCAAATGTGTTGCAACATATCCACCACCTTTTTCGCGTGGTGTCCATTCAACCAAGCGACGATTGCTATGGCAAGGAATAACCAAAATACCTTCGTCACCA